CTAGAGCCAGGTCTAAATGCATTATTTGGACTTGAGTACAAAAACTACGAAAACCAACACGCTGAAATTTATGATACAGAAAATTCTGATCGAGCATTCGAAGAAGAAGTAATGTTATCAGGTTTCGACAAAGCTGCCGTTAAGTCAGAAGGCGCAGCAGTGGTTTACGATAGCGCGCAGGAAACTTATACTGCAAGATACCAACATGAGACAATTGCTCTCGCTTTCTCTATCACTGAGGAAGCTGTTGAAGATAACTTGTATGATAAGATTTCAACTCGTTATACGAAAGCACTAGCTAGATCTATGGCTCAAACTAAGCAACTTAAAGCTGCTGCGATTTTAGATGGAGCTTTCACTACTTCTACAGGTGGTGACGGTGTTGCACTTTGTGCAACTAACCACCCAACAATCGCTGGAACGTTTGCAAATGAGTTAGCAACAGCTGCTGACTTATCTGAAACTTCATTAGAGCAGTCTTTAATTGACATTGCTAAAATGACAGACGAGCGTGGACTAAAAATTGCTGCTAAGGGAATGAAACTAATCATTCACCCAGCTCAGCAATTTGCAGCTGAAAGAATCATGAAATCTGCCAACAGAGTTGGTACTGCTGATAATGATTTGAATGCTATGAAATCAATGGGAATGATTCCACAAGGATTTGTGGTAAATAACTTCCTAGCTGATTCAGAGTCTTTCTTCATTAAGACAGACGTTCCTAACGGAATGAAACACATGGTTCGTGCACCAATCAAAACTGCCATGGAAGGTGATTTTGAAACTGGTAACGTTAGATATAAAGCTAGGGAAAGATACAGCTTCGGCTTCTCTGATCCTAGAGGTATCTTCGGATCTCCAGGTGTATAATCAGTAAGGTTATAAACCATTTTAAGGGGCGCTTCGGCGCCCCTTTTTATTTGCATAAAGTATTTAAAAAGCGTATACTCGCTAATCTGCGATAAAAAACTAATGTAGACGCGCGCAGGCGACGGCCTAGAGACTACATTAAACACAACTAGGAGGATTAAATCATGGCTTCAACAACTTTTTCCGGACCGATTAAGGCTGGAACAATTAAAGAAACTACCGGGTCTACTCTCGGTAAAGACGTAAAAAACACAGGACAAGTAGTAATGTCTCAAACACACTTGATTGATTTATCAGGTGGTGCAATTGCTGCAGGAGCAACTAACATGGTTATTCCAGCAAATTCACAAATTATAGACTGTATTATAGATTCTGTTGTTGCTGCATCAGGTGCAACCAATTTAAGTATTGGTGACACTGTAGGTGGAGCTACATCAATACTTAACACTTTTGCACTAGGTACAGCTGTTGGTAGAAAAAGACCAACAACAGAAGCTGGTGGTGCATTAGCTTGGTCTGATACAGGTTCTGCTGATATTAAGTTAACTATAACTGCTTCAGCGGCTACGAATGCCGGATCAACTAGAGTTACAATTCTGTACGCACAGAATAACAACTTAGGTTAATAAATAATTAATGTGGGGCTTCGGCCCCACATATTTTAAGGAGATTATATTATGTCAGGTGGCGGATCATTTACATCAGATCAAAGGACAGCTCACGCAACGGCTGATGGACAATTAGTTACTGGTCCTTGTAGAGTTACATCTATTCAGGCAGAAGGCGTAGCAAATGCAGCTGTTGTATTGTATGACAATACTTCTGCAGCAGGAACAGCTCACACTTTTAAATTTGGCACGGAAGGACTAAGTGTTTTTATTCCTGGAAGTGGTATAAGATTTAAAACAGGTTGTTTTTTAGATTTAACAGCTACTCCAGGCGTTACTGTAACATTTAACTAGGAGGTTAGATGGCAACATCAGGTACTACTAATTTTGAGAGCGGTTTCTTAATTGATGATATTATTGAAGAGGCTTACAATCGCGTAGGCCTCGACAGTGTTAGTGGTTATCAGTTAAAATCAGCAAGACGTTCTTTGAACATAATGTTTCAAGAATGGGCCAATAGAGGTTTGCATTATTGGGAACTAGGTAATCTAGAAATTGATCTTGTTGAAGGACAAGCTGAATATAAATTTTTTAGAGACGCTTCTGATGGCACAAGTGCTACGTCTATTCCTAACGGTGTTTATGGTGTAGATGATGTTTTAGAAGCTGCATATAGAACTAATAGAACGACAACTAGTCAATCAGATTCATCTTTAAGTAAAATAGACAGAAGTACATATCAAAGTTTATCTAATAAACTTAATAAAGCCCAACCTACACAATACTACGTTCAGAGGTTTATAGATAATACTACAATTAGTTTTTACCCAACTCCGGACGCTACAGCGGCTGCAAACCATATTACAATGTATTATATTAAACGTATTCAAGACGTAGGTGGATACAGCAACAATGCTGATGTTCCATATAGATTTGTTCCTTGTATGACTTCAGGACTTGCATACTATTTGTCTCAAAAAGTAAATCCTCAAGTTACTCAACAACTAAAAATGTTGTACGAAGATGAATTAAATCGTGCACTAGTCGAAGACGGCTCTTCAACAAGTACTTTCATAACACCAAAAGCGTATTATCCAGATGTCTAAGTTTGCATCAGGTAAATATGCTAAAGCTATTTCAGACCGAAGCGGTATGGAGTTTCCATATAATGAAATGGTAAAAGAGTGGAATGGTGCTTTTGTACACCGATCAGAATTTGAAGCAAAACATCCACAACTAGAACCAAGAGCTCATTATGGTGACGCTCAAGGTTTACAAAATGCAAGACCTGCTAGAACAGAACCGCCTGTAGCACATCTTTTAGCAGAGGACTCTATGGCAGCAGGTGTCCGCGATTCTATTTTAGTTACAGTAAATCAACCGGCGCACGGATATAGCACTGGAGATCGTGTTAGATTTAGAGGAGCAGATCCGCACTTTCCAGACTATCCACAAGTAGCTAGAGTCGATGCTGATAATATAAATGATGCTAGAGGACACTTGGTTACAAAGGTTGACGTTAATAATTATACTTTTAGTCCTAATGATTTAGTAGAACAGTTTTTAACTGACAATTGTATTCCAGGAACTACGACTGTTTATGTAGATATGGATGGAACATTAACAGAGTATTATCAAGCGGTAGCAACTTATGCGACAAGTGTTGGTCTATTAAACTCCGGGGGCGATTGGTATGACATGACTCCAGCTATTGAACTTGCTGCTATTTCCTCTTCAGGAGGAAGTTTTTTTGCAAACTTAGGTAAGAGAGCTGAGGCTGATGCATTAATAGACTTAGTGATATCAAAGAATGGTTCTTATAGAGTCTTAACTACAGAGACTGGAAGTGGTGCATTTAATACAGCAAAGACAAATTGGATGAATACAAACTTTACAGGAGCAAGAGCTATGGCAGGTATAGATTTTGCAACTAACTTTGATAAAGGACCATTTGGTGGTGCTAACAAACTATTAATTGATGATAGAACAGACTATGTTAATCAATTTGTAAATGCAGGAGGTAAAGCCTTTAAATATTATGAAAGTGGTGGTATAAGAGACTTTGGAGGGACAGGAAAATCAGTAGGACCTGTTACATTATTACCATGACCACATACGCAGAACTAGTAACACAGATTAGAGATTATTCAGAAACAGATAGTGCTGTTTTAACTACAACTATTATTAATGACATTATAGCAAATGCAGAAGACAGAATATTTAGAAGCGTTGAACTTGATTGTTTTAAAGAATACATCAACGGTAACACAGCCGCTAATAACAGATTTGTAAGTTTACCAGGGCAGACAACAGCTGCCTCTACTCCTACAATAAGTGACATTGCAACAATTAGATATGTTACAATATACACAGATTCAGGGACTAAAGAGAGGTTTGCTTTAGAAAGAGTAGATGCAGATTTTTTAAACGAATATTACCCTACTCCAGAGACAGGGTCATCAGCTAAACCTAGGTACTATGCGACTTGGGACATGGGCACAATAGCTATTGCGCCGACACCAAATGCGGTGTATAAATTTGAGATTGGTATTACTAAGAAACCTACAGGCTTAAGTTCTAGTAATACGACTACATGGGTCAGCGTTAACGCTGAACGTGCTTTATTATATGCCTGCATGGTGGAAACATTTAAGTTTTTAAAAGCTCCACAAGACCAACAAGTATATGAAGCTTCTTTTGCAGAGGCACTTCAAGAACTTGCTCAAGAACAATTAGGTAAAAAACGAAGAGACGAATATAGAGATGGAAGTTTACGTATTAAAGTTCCTTCTCAAAACCCTTAATAGGAGAAAATTATGGCAATATCACAAGCAGTTTGTAATGTTTTTAAACAAGAGCTTTTAAAAGGTAATCACGATTTCGATGGTGGTGCTACTTACTATATTGCGTTGTATACTTCTTCAGCAACTATGGGTGCAACTACTACAAAATATGTAACAACTAACGAAATAACAAACACTTCTGGTTCTGCTTATACAGCAGGTGGAAAAGTTTGTGGCAACCCATCAGTAACTGGTGGATCAGGTGTTTCTACAGCATTCGTTGATTTTGACGATGTTAGTTTTACTAGTGCTTCATTTACTGCAAATGGTGCATTAATATATAGACAAGACGGTAGTGCTCCAACTAATGATGCTGTTGTTGTGTTAGCGTTCGGTGGTGATTTTACAGCTTCTAATGGTACGTTTACAATTCAATTCCCAGCAAACGGTGGTGG